GACATTATAGCCCAATCAACATCTTCAACAGTACATTTAGGTGTTTTAATAATATCATTATCTCTTCGTATTTCATTAGCTCGATTTGATATTTGATTATTAGAAAAAGTACTATATGTTTTATTTAATTCTTTTCTAGCCATTATAAGTTCCTCGGTATACTATTTGGTTTATTGACTCCTGATCTTACTTCTTGTATATTTAATCTATTTCTTCTTGTTACATGAGCTTGACATATTACTGCAATTGATTCTCCAAACTCATCACGTGCTTCATCATCACCAGTTATATTTTTTCCTCCTGTTGATAATGTATTTCCTAGATCCGTTGTTGGATTAATGCCTCTAAAATATTGAGATGCTCCTACTCCATCTATTTCATAAAACTCATTATCCCATTCGATAATATCACCCTCTTCTATTACAACATTATTAGATTTAAGTTCTGGTCTATGAAATGCAAATATACCTGTCCTAGTTGAATCATAACCTGCATCATCTCCTGTATATGTTTTTTCATCTTTTTGTACTAAACAATTGAATCTCATTGGTGCATAATAAACTTTATTATCTGATTCATCATACATATTTGCTTCAGTATCATCTAATGACAATTTGTAGAATGCTATTTCTGTATCAATAAAGTCATAAATCAATTCTCTATTGATAGATCGTACCAAACTTGCATCTCGTGCTGAACCAAATAGTGCCATAATTACCCTATATATATTTTAAGTGGTATTGTATTAAATGTTCCTTGTAATGCAGTAGCTTCAGATTGTTT